CTGACCTCCTGGAAGAGTAGAAATTTCAGTGCCACGACCTCCTTCCCTTCTAGGGAGCCAGAAATCTTCAAGCATTGCCATGTACTTCTTGTCATCTCGAATCTCTCCTGTGTTAGCGTCGTAAACAAGTTTGTTTCGATATCGCATCATCACATCTCTGAGATATTGCTCTGCCTTGACTTTAGGTAAATTACCTACATCTATGTAGAATATTCTACGTTCTGGAGCACGGGATAATCTGTAAATAACCAGACTATCTTCAATCATACGCAATTGGTTGATTGATTTTATCGCTTTGTGAAGATAACCAAGAGTGACACCTTTATTTCTATCTACCAAACCACTGGTACAATACACAATAGAATCCTTGGTCATCTTTATTCCATTAGTAGCACCAGACGCATCTCTAGCACCAGTCGGATATGTTGACTTTGGATTGTATATAAAATATTCTTCTATTTCAGGCCAATCATAATCCATTGGATTATCACTGTTATACCTTTGGATCTTGAATACCCTCTTGCGGATTCTTTACATCAATTATTTTATGATAATAAATCCTACCATCAATATACCAATTCCTATAAATTTCATGTGCTTTCTTATCAAAATCTAGTAAGTCTTTTATATACTTAAATTCTTCTCTTACCTTTTTCTTAATACCATCACTCGCATTTAAATGATCTAAATCAATTTCAATAGGACTATCATTTGTATCAGTAACGATTGCTTCATTCACAATATCTTCAATAGCACTATCCGCTTCAGGATGAAGTGCCATCTCACGATATCTTTTGATAAGTTCAAATTCAGTTCTAAAGACTCCTTCTATATCAACATAGGAACCAAAAAAACCACTACTCATAAAGTGATCATTCCCGTCCTCATGATTGGGAGGAACGGGAGAGACCGCATTTGGAGATAGTGGTTCATTGTCCTCTATCGAGAACCCAAATAATTTTGCCATAATTTATTTAAAAAGTTATCCTTATACTTTATTTAGTTACCCATTAGGTGCCCCTGCTCCAGTCAAGGAGAAGGAATTGACTTGAAACTCTACTGTAAATTCTTCAATAGCATCTGAAGAATCGTATGATAGATCAATCGGTGAAACTGCTGTTGGGAATATGTCAATAAATTCATATTCTTTTAGAACAGCATTGGCATCACCATTGTCCACTCCTTGGTTATTTGGATCGCCAGGATTGGAACCTCTACCTAATTGGAATACTTTGGCATTAACCATGTATGCGTTAGGGTTAACATTACCTATATTATCACTTAGTTTTGCTATTTTTTCAACCCAATTTTCCATAGCATTTCTAATTTGGAAATTCTCATCGTTAATGATGGTAACTGTCCAAGGTTCAACTGTTCTATCTCCAGCAACTTTGAAGATACGACCTCTAAACGGTATGTCTATCTGTGCAAGGTTTGATGCAGGTAATTGTGCTGCTTTGCACAGATAATTAAATGTTCGTTTAGCATTTTCGGGCCAAGCAACTCCGTCAGGTAGTGTTGCCATTTCGACCTCGAATAGATTGGGTCTTGCACCACCGCCAACAAGTTGAGACTTGAAATTGGCGATGGTCTTTACTGGTCTTGATGTTGCCATTTTTTTGGAATCCTCCTGTTAATATTTAGAGTTAATTAAACCCTACCCACGACTTCTTCAAAACTAACACCAGTACGTGTAGCAACGAAGGTCAAGGTAATGTAGTTGATGCTCTTCGCAGGCTTCAGGAAGATGTCTGCTCGGAATTCATTATTATCAATGATATCAGGAGTATTATTTGTGGTGTCACAAACAACAAGGAATCCAAATAATCCTCTCTTTGCCTGAATATCACGAAGATATGGTTCAACGATGTTTCTAAAGTTCGCTCTTGTTAACTCGTCATTAAGTTCAAAGAGTTGAGCCTGTGCTGCTCTTTCAAGTGCTTGCTCGACTGTAAGGAACAGACGACGAACATTAATGCGATCAAATGCTGATGCAAATCCAAGTGCGGTCTTATCACCAAAGAGTAATGATCCTATACCAGGTGTGGTAATGAAGGAGTTAATCCTTGCAGGATAAAGTTTGTCTCTTTGTGCCTTGGTTGGATTGTATGCAAGTTTGACTGCATTGTTAAGGATACCTCTTTGCTGACCCGCAGGTGAGAACCAAGGATAAGCATTAACACTTGTGCGACACATCATTCCAGCAACGTCTGCGTTACAAGGAATGTATCTAAACTCGTTATTGAATCTATCGTATGTGTACTTGTAACCACTATCAAACACACCGTAAGATGAAGAACTTAATGGTGAGAAGAAGTCAATTACATTATTTGTTTGCGTAGTTGTATTTGTTACATTAACCACGTTTCCTCTATGAGGACTGATGACTGCCATACAATCTTTTCTGTCACCAGCAATTGCAAGTAGTTTGTTTGCTTTTGCTTGAGACTTATCTTCAGTATCACAACCAGGTCCCATGATTAGGTAGTCAACTTCAATTTCATCCTTATTATCGAATAGTTCGTAGGATGTAATTAAGTTTGAAAGTTCTGCTTTCATACCACCAGTGGCACTGTAATCAACACCACCACCTAATCCGTAGGTTACGTTTCCTATTGAAGAGAACGTGATATCTTGTGCATCTTGACTCCAAAGTCCATCACCTGTTGAAACTGGAACACAAGTTGTTCCTGCAAATCCAGTTGCTCTTGGAACAGTGCCCCAATGTGTATCTGGTTCAACAGATGGGTTCTTACCAGCATAGATGTACTGTGAATTGTCTGCAAGGAAATTCTTGTAGTAATTCTTATCAGGAGCACTTACATTTGATACAGAGTCTTTTGCTTTAGATAAGTTTGTGAAAGTTTCTAGAGTGTTACCCTTGATTCCTGTTACACTACCCTCATCATCTACAACCACAACGTGGATTCCGTCGTTCTTACCACCTCTGTCCGATGTATAAACATTGGTTACAGGTTTAGGTGCGATTGATTTCCAGAAGATTGTAGCATTAGTTAAACCTAACTTTTGCTCATCATACCAATCTGTCTTGGTTACAACGCTTGGTGATGTTCTTACTGCACCATCTGTGCCTGTAATGTGAATAGTTCCTGTCTTAAACTCAGCGTAAGAGGAACCCTCCTTGTAATTCATATCGGTTGTAGTTCCACCGATTGTTACCAATCTACTGAATGTAACAGCAGAACCAGCACTAACACTTGAACTGTTAACTACAGCACCAAGAGTAACGAAAGTGTCTCCGATAGCAACAACATCATGACTTGCATCAGATCCTGAAACACTACTAATTCCTGGTAGGATTGCTTTCAGAGTAGTATTTGCTCCTGTTGAAAGTCCTGCAAGACTGAATGAATAGATTCTGTTAGTAGCAGCAAGACCAGCATTAACTGTTGTTGATGCAAGTGATACTGAATACTCTGTGCTTGATGATGATACTCTTGAAGTAAGTTTAACATCAATCGTACTGTTACCACCAATAGTGTCAGTTTTAACACCAGTAACAATACCTTTAATATATCCTACAAATCCTGATGTTGTACCTGCACCTGGAATTGAAACCTTATTTGCTTGTGTTCCTAAAGAAGCAGTTATTGCAAAACCAACAGTTACACCAAGTCCAGCAAGGTTTACTGTTGTAATACCAAGTACTTGGTCTGCAATATCATCAATAGAACAAACCTTTATGCCATTACCCCAACTACCTGGGTTTTTTGCTGCATAATACCAGTTTTGAGTATTCTCAAAATTATTTTTGTAATCGTCGTAATTTTTAACTTTAGCAAAGTCAGAACTTGTTGAACCAATACCAACACCTGCATTAGAGTTGTTTAATTGAGTATCGTCAGTTCTAACTACTTTTAATACACCACCGTAAGATAAGAAAGATGATGCACTCATCCAATACTCATATTGACGGTCTGTAGAAAGTGGTTTACCAAACGCACTTATGAAATCTTCTTCTGTAGCAATGTCAATCGCTTCATCAACGGGTCCAAGTTGAAAAGGACCAGCGATTGCACCGATGTTATCCAGTACATTATCTGCTCTTCCTACCGTTAAATCAACCTCCCTTACCAGTACTCCAGGAGATAATTGAGGAGTGGCCATGTTTTGTCTCCGTAGTCTCAGTTTATCTGAAAATATTTATTAAAAAGGTTATTTTCATTGGGGAAACGTGGAGTGAACTACCAATCTGGATATTCCCAATCTCTAACTCTAGGTTTCTTACTTTCTATAATTCTTTTGATAGTACACTCTTTACATTCATATGACCATGATGAAGGAACTGGTCCTCTCTTTTTTCTAGTTCTATAAAAACCATCTATTAAATTTTTAGTTTGACCACATACTCTACATTTTCTATCTTGTAACAATAGATGACCTAATTTGATTTGATCATCAAACCCAATCATAATACTTGAACTACTCCATAGCATTCAGGAATCTCACTCATCAATTTCTTTTCAATACCTTGTTTTAATGTTATAGAACTCATTGCACAAGTAGAACAAGCACCACCTAACCTCACCTTAACAAAATTGGTTTCATGTTCTATTTCTACAAACTCTAACCATCCACCATCTGCTTCAATATATGGTAATAGTTCTTCTAAAACTCTGATTACATTTTCTTCTGTTAGTTCCATGTGTGTTGCTAGATAATGTTGCCTCTTAA